ACTGGCGAGGATTCCTGATAGTGCTCCGGTGAGGAAGAGCATCATCGGGGATAGGAGCGACCATGCGCTTTCATCGTTTGGTGATACTTCTAAAGGCTGGACGACAAATAGCAGGCCGTATAGCAGTGAGGCCGTTGAGATGACGAAGGTGGCTGAGAGTGTGATTCCGACGATGAGGATCAGTCTGGCCTTGATCTCTGAGTTTGTGTATTTCTTCACGGGTTGCACCTTGCTGACGTGGGATGGGTTTGGCAGTTGTCTCGAGTGCGGTCAGAGCATGAGGTGATCACAAAAGTCATCGCGATAATCAGAGCTGCAGCGACAAGCAGAGTCTTCATTCTTCAATCAGTTCAATCGGTTCAGGACGAACAAGCGGTGACGGTGGTTCTTCATCGTGTTCCCAAAGAACTAGGACTTCGTCAGATACAACCCATCCAGAGTCAAAACCTGCTTCAAGCAATAACTTGACCATCGGTGTGTCGCCAATGTTTGATGATGTCATGCTGAGACCTCCAAAAGTGTGATCGTGCTGAGAGAGGCGTTTGTCTGTACTGTCACGCTTGCAGCTGCTACGTTATTGGCGAACTGTGTTTTATAGGTAGTAGCTGAAGTAGTCGCTGGGCTGTCTAGGTATACGGTAGAGCAACTACCTGTGTTGTCAACGGCGGTCGCGGTGAATCCGATGTATGCACCGAAGTTGGCGATCGTTGTTGCACCTCGGAGTAGGCGTAGCATGACTCCGTTGAAGATGTTGCCGTTTGACTTTGAGACTGTTCCATGAGAAACCATTACTAAGATTTTGCTGGTTGTGCTTTGTGGCGTGATTGTTGCGGTGAGAGTTGTGTCGGCGTAGGCATTGGTTGAACTGCTTGTGGTTGTTGAGGTTGTACCTTGGACGACTTGCAGGATGCGGAAAGCACCTCGAAGCGCGTTCTGCTGAGCTGCAGTGAGTACAGCACCAGAACTAAACGCTGCTGGAAGGTTTGTAGGTGTAGCCATAATGTTTTCTCCTTTACCAGCCAAGCCGGTCAGTGTCTAAGATACCAAAGTCGCTACTGTTCAAGATGAACATGGTGTAATACTCAGCAGGGCTGAAGTAGAAGGTGAAGACGGTGTTGCTCGGTGTCATTGACACATTAATTCCTTCCAGTTTGACTTTGACTGTCGTGTCGGAAGCTGCACCTGGTACTCGATAGACCAGATTATTGATCGGCGTGATAAAGCCCTTATAGCTGAAAAAGAGGTTCTCAAGAATTGTCATGTCGGTTGCAATGTCCGAAACTGTCAACTCAAAGCGTGTTGAGAGTGGGTCACCTTGAGTGTTTGCCCTAAACTCTGCGAGCCCAGTCTGCTGTGTCAAGGTTGAATCGGCTGAAGTTACTGATTCAGCATATTTGCCATATGCAGCTGTGCTCGTTGCGTTTGATGCCGTGACAGTTCCGAGAGTGCTACTGACTTCTTCATAGTTGATCTGGTTTTGTCCTGCTCTGATCCTTTTGAATGCTTGATAGACCACAGTGTTCGCTGCAGCATTCGGGCCGAACTTGTAGATGCTGAGACCAATGCTAGAGCGCTGATACATTTCTAATCTCTGATATACCATTCCGACAGAACAATTCTCGGTCAACTGGTTGATCTGGATCTTGTTGATGACTGAATCATTCCAGACCACTGCAGGACATTGAGACACGCCGGTTCCACCATCAACACTCATCCCTGGCGGTAGTGGTCCTGTAAAGCCGAAGCCATTGCTGAAGTAATCAAGTTGGTCTAGCGAGTTTCCAGCAGGCAGCGAAACTCCTCCACCTAATACTCGTGCAGCTCGAGCGAGCCAATCTTGACAGATGATCGTGGCAGTGGAGAGTCCAGTGTTGCCAGGGTAATCCTCAAACTCTATTTGATCAACATAGTAATTCTGTTTCCAGCAATAATTCCCAAAAGCGTCTTCAAAGTTGAGAAAGATGATATCGTTGAGTGAGAATCCTGCTGCCTCGTTGCTCTGATTCTTTATCGTGATGACTAGGTTCGAGCCTGAGTGGTAGTCCTTATAGGACTGTCTCAAGTACATATAGTTTGCGGAGAGGACACTGGTCGTGAAGGTGTTGCCAGTTGTCTGATTATGGAAGATCCAGTCAATCTTTGCCATTACATTGCCCGAGTAGTTATTGGCACTGCACCGTTAAGTCGGACATACTGCTGGAGTGCTCTGACGACACTGTTCGGATCTCCGCCGTTGACATTGACTGTGATGTTCATTCCTTGACCCATGCTTCCAAGCCGGTCTAATGGGATTATGGCCTCAGGGCCTTTTTCGCCGATCATGGCGATTGTCGGGCCCGTCGTAATTCCTCCCTCAGCTAGTCGAGGGAGTTTGACATTCGGGATCTCGCCGAAGTTCACCCAAGGCCCTGCAGCTTTATCTATCCCGTCGAGGATGATGTTTAGGCCTTTGATGGCGAAGTTGAGTCCGCCTTCTAGACCTGCAATGACTGCGTTGATTACGCCTTTGAACGCTCCGCCGATGCCATCAAAGATTTTGACTCCGAGATCTTTGAGTTCTCCGAAGCCTGACTTAATCGCTCCGAAGACGAATTTCACGGTGTCCCACCAGATGAGGAAGCCTGCCTTGATTCCGTCTATCGCCTTCCCGAAGATATCAAACTTGACTTGAAGTGCTATCAGTGCAGCGATGATCGCGATGATGACGACTGCACCAGTGGCGACCCATAGCGCCGAGAATGATGCGGTGAGTGCTGTGTTAATAGCGAGAGTGACTGCTTGGATCGTGTTGTAGATAGCGAGCCCAGCGTTCAATGCGATAATCGCTGCAGCTAGTACTGCAATCGTTGCACCGATAGCGACGACGAGGCCCTTGTTCTGTGATGCCCATGTCGTGAACTTGAGCAACTGTGGGATCAGTTTCTCTGCGAGCGGTGCGACAGCTGCACCAATGGACTCTTTGAGTTCGCCCATCTGGATCCCGAGGTTCTTCATCTTGCCTTGGGTCGTGTTCGCTGCAGTGGATGCTTGACCAGAGAAGGTTTCGCCCATAGCTGCAAATACTTCGTCTGTGGTTGCTCCGTCTTCGATGAGTGTTGCTAGTGCTGGGTCTAATGCTTTTAATGATTTGAAGTTGCCATTAAAAGCCTTGGATAATGCGTCGGAAACGGAGCCGAGATCCTTGCCAGTACCGGCAGAGATATCAAGCGCGAGACCCATCAGTTCTTGGGCTTTTGTGATGTCTCCTGTGCCTCGAACTAGCGAGTCAAGAGCTGGTCGGAGTTCGTCGTCTGCGACAGCTGCAGCGACCGAAGTCTTTGAGATGAAATCTTCAACTGACTTGACTTGAGAGTCGGTCGCTCCGGTGACATTGGTGAGAGTGGTGGCAAGTTTCTGGGCTGCAGCGTCATCTTCGGCGAACGCTTTGACAGCATCAAAAGCGACAGCGCCGATAGCTGCGAGAGCGAGGCCTGCTGGGACTGCAGCCTTCTTAATAGCGAACGATGCCTTTTGTCCTGTGGTTTCTAGTTTTTTGAAGTCGTTGATGGCCTTGTCAATGCCGGCAGGATTCCACTCTGAGATGATGGGGAGGTTGATAGCCATTAGCGCTTCACCAGACTCTTGTTGGTTTTGTCCATGACCTCTATAACGATCTTGTCAACATTGCGTGTGATCTCATCTAGGTAGTCGTCAGATCGCGCCCAGACGAAGCGTGACGGGCCACGACCGAGAGATGCTGTCAAGTACTCGGCAAAGCCTGGACGGGCTCTGAGAGGGTTCTTGTTGCGTGTCTGGTTAGGGCCTCGTCCTGCCATGTCTGCCATTGATAGAGCTGCACCCTTGGCAGTGATCTTTACTGTTCCGACGGACTCAAATTGTGCGCCTTTTGCGAGGTTGCGTGATCGTGCTTTTCGCGTGTCAACCTTCATCACGACATTCTTGTTCTCGGCTTTCCATGCGGTGCGTCCGTTGTGCTTTTGTCCTTGCAACGGTGCAGAGGATGGGATGGAGTCCTTAATCGCTGAGAACAGAGGAGTCATTGCGTTCTTAATGTCCTTGGTGATCTGGCGACGAAGCGCCGGATCAACCTTCTGGATCTCACGGAGAGCCTGCTTCAAGCCATCGTACTCGATTGCGATTGATGCTCCCATTATTGCTTCCGTCTTTGCTCATTGATGATCTGAACGCAAGTCGCCAGGTCATCTGTCTCGAATGTAATAGTCGGAGGCCAGAACCCAGTCTCAACTAGCAGAGCTGCTAGTTGTCGCCGGAAGCCTCCTTGGTAGGGACTGCGGATGCAGTCTCCACCACTTCTAGATCTTCTAACTTCTTGACAAACTCATCAAACGAGATCGGCACTGGATGGCCCTGTTGCCTACTGGCCTCATAGGCCATATATGCGAGGTCTTCCATACCGAAACCATTTGCAAGATCTGAGGCTCGTCGCTTCATCTTGCGTTCCCACGAGATGATCACGAAGAGGTTCGTGACCACTTGGTAGGTCTCGCCATCGGCGAGCTTGACACTGAGTGTGAGTTTCATTGGTTCTCCTAGTCGGGTTCGGATTAGTTATGGATTACGGGGTGATGTCTCGAGTGTAGGTTCCGCCCTTGAAGGTGGCCTCAACGACTGAGAGCTCGCCAACTGTTGCCATGATCGGAGTTACGGATTCCAAGTAGCAACCAGTGAGCGTGTATTCAGGATTAGATGGGGTTTCGGATGCCCCAGCTGGGCTGATGACGATGGTGGAGATTACGCCGAACATGGAGTTCAGCATGGTTTCAACTTCGGTCGCTCCGTAGCTCTGGAACAGTGTGAGTGTGAGCTCGTTGCTGTAGAGCCCAGCTGTGAAGGTGCGTGAGGTCTGACCGAAGGCCGTGTTCTCAAGTGCTTCAGCTGTGAGCGTTAAGGTCGCTGCCGAGCAGTGATCGGTGAGCGTCATCGCCGAAGGGCTTGTGACGGTGACG